TAGGTGTCCACCATCAGCTTCCTGCCGGTCAGTCCGGTGTCGGCGGCGGGACCGCCCTCCACAAACCTGCCGGAGGGGTTGATGAGGATCTCCACATCCTTGGGGAAGTCGAAACGATCCAGAATGGGATACAGAACCTCCGAGATGATCTCCCGGCGAAGCTCCTCCAGATCCTTGTCCGCATCGTGCTGGACGGACACCACGATGTTCTTGGCGCTCACGGGTTTCCCATCCTCATAGGCCACGGTCACCTGGGCCTTGCCATCAGGGCCGACGCCACGGATGGTCCCATCGTGCATGGCGTCATCCAGTCCTTTGCAGATTTCATTCGCGAAGACCACCGGGACGGGCAGACGGGTCCAGGTCTCCCTGGTGGCGTAACCGTACACGGTGCCCTGGTCGCCAGCGCCGGTGGATGCGAACACATCCTCGCTGCTACCGTCCCGCACTTCCAGCGCGGAATCCACACCGCCGGCAATGTCGGGACTCTGCCGGTGAACATAGACGAACACGATGAATTTCATGGGGTTGTAGCCCACCTTGCGGAGGACTTCCCGGACCACCGAGCGGATGTTGATCTTCGCCGCGCAGGTGATCTCCCCGCAGACGAAGATTTTTCCCTTGGTGGCCATGACCTCACAGGCGCAGCGGGAATAGCGGTCGTGCCGCAGGCACTCGTCCAGAATGCTGTCGGCGATCAGGTCGCACAGCTTGTCTGGGTGGCCGCGCCGCACGCTCTCAGCCGTTTTGTATTTTGTCATATCAGTTTCCTTTCCGAGCGGACAGCAGCCGCTCCATCACATCGTCCTGGGGCGTGGCCCCGCCATACTCGCTGGAACAGTTCTCCTTGACGATTTGGTAGATCTCCATCCACAGGCGGTTGGTCTGGGACATGAAGTTCTGACTCATCGCCACATAGGGGCTTTGAATGGCGTTCCCCGTGGTGGGGTGCTTGGCGAGGAACCCGTACTCGGTGATGGCCTCCTCACACTGTATCCAGCGGGCCACGCTCATGGCGTATCGCTCCAATAGCTGCGGGGAAACGAGAGCGGCGCAGCCCCGCTCCGCCAGCCAGGTCCAGGTCTTTTCATAGACCTCGGCGGCGACCAGCGTCTTGCCATCCTTCTGGGTGGCGGACAGCATGGCTGACGGTTTCGGCATGGGCTGACCTTCTAAATCGGCTGTGTCCTGAAAGTCGATGACAGTCAGCTTCCTTCTGCCGGGATTGCCCTCGGCGATCTTGTCTACGAGGGGCTTCTTCTTTGCGCCGGCACCAGCACGGGCACCGCCGCGGTTGGTACCGTCTTTGGCCACAGGCTACCTCCTTTCTCGGCCTGGGGTATATACCCCCTTTGAAACCGCGATTTTGTGCGCGAGACCCCCAGCCCGTTGCACGGCCCACAGGCTGTAGAGATTTTTATTCCCCTACCGTCAGTTTTGTGCTATACTATGTTTGTAACATTAGTTGGTTATGGTGACAATCATGTCCCTGCTCAACGGAGTCCCAGTCGACACAGTTTCACTCTTCTTGACGGTAATTCAAACAGCAATTGCTATTGGAAGTTTAAAGGGGGAACTCGCGATGGTAAACGGGTATAACACGGTGGTATGCGGCGCGCACGGAGTGGCCTCGTTGTAACTGTGGACTCCGCAGGGGAAATGTGAGAAACCTTAACAAGTGCCCATAGCAGGTTCGAATCCTGCCCGCTCCGCCATATTGGAGACTACCCTTCGGGGTGGTCTCCATTTTTTCTGTGCCAGCGATCCCCGCGTTGGGCGTGGATTCTGGCGTGACAGGATTTACAGAGGGCAACGAGGTTGTCCCGTGCGTGTGTGCCACCCTCGGAAAGAGGTACCTTGTGATGCACCTCCTCAGCGGGAGTCAGCCTGCCATCCCGCTGGCACAGCTCGCACAGCGGGTGCTCCTGGATGTACCGGTCGCGGATGCGCTTCCAGGCGCGGCCATACCTACGGCGTACAGCCGGGTCACGGTCGTACTTCTCGTAGCGTTTAGCTTCCGCCTTGGCGTGCTCCTCGCAGAACCTGCCGTCCGTCAGCTTGGGACAGCCGGGGTACGAACAGGGGCGCTTTGGCTTTGTGGGCACCATTCCACCTCCTTCCGGGCATAAGAAAAGCCACCGCAGGGGTGGCCCCACGATGGCTTCGCTTGATTCTTTTGGCAATTATAATGGTACCACGGGGCGGCACTCTCATTCAATACATCGAACTCTCATGTTTCCTGGGGACGGGAAATTCCCGCAGCGCCCAGTCGTGGAGACGGTAGATGTGCTGGATAGAGTAGCCCATGTCCACGGCGATTTTTTCCCAGGGCATGAAGCACAGATACCGCTTCTCCAGAAGGAGCTGGTACTCGGCGTTGGGGATGGATTTCACCCGGCGGGTGATTTCCCGCTTCAAATCCACCAGTTCATCGATGTCGTGGTTGATCTCGTTCTGCAAATCCACGATCTTGACCACCGCTTCCGCCATCCGGGACTCGGAGCGGTTGGGGTTGCGCGGCATCCCCGTAAGGGTGGCCGTGGCATGGGTGGCCAAATCATTGAGAGCCGCGACCTGCTGGATTTTGGCGTTGATCCGGGCGTCCAGAAGCCGGGCTTGGGATAAATATTCTTTCGCTGTCATTTTCGCACCTCCAGATCCGCTTTGACTGCGTTGATCAGAGCCGACTGCGCCCGTTCCTTCTTTTGAAGGGCGGACATGATCCGCTCATCAATGGTGTTCTTCGTGATAATGTGATGGATGACCACAGTTGTGTCTTTCTGCCCCTGCCGCCAGAGCCGGGCGTTGGTCTGCTGGTAAAGCTCCAGCGACCAGGTCAGCCCGAACCAGACCAGGGTGGAACCGCCGGACTGCAGGTTCAGCCCATGGCCGGCGGACGCCGGGTGGATGACCGCCACCGGGATCTTGCCCTGGTTCCAATCGGCGATATCCCGGCTGGTCTTGATCTCCCGGACGGTGAACCGCTCCCGGATGCGCTCCAGGTCGTGCTTGAACCAGAGTAGGCCACCAGGACGGGCTTGCCGTTAGCGGCTTCGATGAGGTCCTCCAGGGCGTCCAGCTTGCGGTCGTGTAGCCGGAGCACCCGCTTGTCCTCCCCGTACACCGCGCCGTTGGCCATCTGGGAAAGCTTGTTCGCCAGAGCTGCCGCGTTCCCGGCGTCCACCTCTTCACCGTTCAGGGAGAGCACCAGCTCCGCCCTCATGGTGTCGTAGGATTGCCGCTCCTTTTCGGAGAGGTCGACCTTGACCTCGTTGACCACGCATTCCGGCATATCCAAATAGTCGCCGGCCCGCATGGAGATGGTGATGTCGGAGATCCGCTCATAGATGGCGTCCTCGGCTCCCGGCAGGGGCTTGTAGGAGAACACCACCTGGGCGTTGCGCTTGTCCGGCTGGAAGTAGGCGCTGCGGTACCGGGTGATGAACCGACCCAGGCGTCTGCCCATGTCCAGCACCCGGAACTCCGCCCATAAATCCATGAGTCCGTTTGAGGAGGGGGTGCCGGTCAGGCCCACGATGCGCTTCACGCCGGGCCGCACCTTCAGCAGAGCGCGGAACCGCTTAGCCTGGTAGCTTTTGAAGGAGGACAGCTCATCGATGACCACCATGTCATAGTCGAAAGGTAGCCCGCTGTCCTCCACCAGCCACTGGACGTTCTCCCGGTTGATGATGTACACACTGGCCCTCTGCAGGAGCGCCGCCTTGCGCTGGGCTTCGCTGCCGACCGCGACCGAGTAGGTAAGCCCTCGCAGGTGGTCCCACTTCTCGATTTCACCGGGCCAGGTGTCCGCAGCCACGCGGAGCGGGGCGATGACCAGCACCTTGCGAACCAGGAAGCTGTCCAGACAGAGGTCGAAGATGGCGGTCAGGGTAATGACGCTCTTGCCAAGGCCCATGTCCAGGAACACCGCCGAAACGGGATGCTCCAGGATGAAGTCCGTGGCGTAGGTCTGGTATTTATGAGGACTGTATTTCATCCAGTATCC